ATTTCTCTGGCGATTGGCTATCTGGCAGCACCCGAGGTCATCAGCAACACGCCCTTAAAACAATCGGGTGTGGCTGCCTTCTTCGCATCGGCGGCGGCCATTGCCCTGACGCTGCATGGCATCGATCTGATTAAAACGATCGAGCTGCCGGCTTGGATCCGCAAGGGAGGTGACCATGACTAGCACCCTGACCTTGCTGGCGTTGCTGTCGTACGCCAGCACCTGCCTGCGCCTCTTGTGCTACCGGCGCGGCCTGGCAAATCACCGCTTGCATATCTCCCTGGTGGCCTGGCTACTGATTGTCGCCACCGGCACCAGCGCCCTGGAGATCCTGCTGGGTCTCGGCCGTGTTTCCTTCGGCACGGCCGGTATCGCTTTTACTTTGTGTGTCCTGGTGCATCGCGCCCAGGGCAATGTCGCCAACATCATCAGGAGCATTGATTGATCACCACCACACCATTGACCGCACATTTCACGCTGGAAGAATTCACGCGCAGCGACAAGGCGCGCTCCCTCTCTATCGACAACACCCCGGCGCCGGTCATCGTTGCCAACCTGCGGCGCCTGGCGAGGTTTAACGAACTGGTCCGCCTTGAACTGGCCGGCGCGTCCATCATCATTTCCAGCGGCTATCGTTGCCAGGCGTTGAACCGGGCAGTCGGCGGCGCCGGCAACAGCGCGCACCTGGAGGGCCTGGCCTGCGACTTTACGGCGCCGGCGTTCGGTACGCCGATGGAGATCTGCCAGGCGATGGAAAAATCCTATCTGCAGTTCGACCAGCTGATCTATGAGCGGGTCGGCGGTGCGGTATGGGTACACCTGGGCATAGCGGTCGAAGGCAAGACACCGCGCCGCCAGGTGCTGACCATCGACAGCCGCGGAACTCGGGCCGGCCTATGGAACTGATCGGCAAAATCCTGATATCGGCCCTACTTGTCGGTCAGATGGGCCTGGTCATCTATGAACAATACAACGATCTGAAGGCGGCGAAAAGCCGGATCGCAGAGATCGAGAAGGAGTCACGTGACAGTGCCGACGCGCTCAAGACCATGATGGAAGCGGCGACCAGGAAGCAGAAGGCCGCCGCCAAGCTGGAAGCAGAGCGTGACAGCATCGCCGCCACTCTCGCTGAACGAGAAACCCTACTAGAAAGCCTTCAACATGATGATCCAACGATACGCACTTGGTTTGACACTCCTTTGCCTGACGCTGTTGCCCGCCTGCGGGAGCATCCAGCCGCCACCCGCGCCGACGATTACCGTCAACGCCTGCCCGGCGCTCACGCGCTGCCAGCTACCGGCGACGGCGCCAAAGACTAACGGCGCGTTGCTGCTTGCCCTGGAGCGTGCAGAGGCCGCGTGGGGCATGTGTGCGGCCAAGGTAGACGCCGCTGTTGATTGTCAGGAGGACGCGGACCGTGTACAAGCCAAAAAGCCTTAGAGCACACCTGGAGTCAGTCAGCGCCGAGCTACGGCAGAACCCTGACAAGCTGCTGATCTTTGCGGAGGGTGGCAACACGGTGGCGACCGGCACCGCTTCCCTGTCGTTTGAGTATCGCTATAAGCTGAACATCATCATCACCGACTACGCTGGCAGCGAGGATGCGCTCATGGTCCCGTTGCTGGCCTGGGTCCAGGTGCACCAGCGCGACCTGCTGGACAATGCCGAGCTGCGCAAGACGGGTATCGGCTTCAATGTCGATTTCAACAATTCCGAATCGATTGACCTGGAAATCACGCTGGCGCTCACCGAGCGCGTGATCGTCAAGCAGGCCGGCGCCGGTCGGCTGGAAGTGTTGCACCTAGCCGAGCCGCAACCCACTCCAGCATATACCGCTGATTTCTGGCAAGCCTTTGCGGGCGACGCGCTGCTGGCCGAATGGCATACACCGGCCAATCCCGAATGAGCGACGATCTATCCACCCTCGAAGCCTGGGCCGGCGCACTGTTGACTAAGCTCCAACCCGGCCAGCGTCGCGTCATCACGCGCCGCATTGCCCAGGACTTGCGCCGCAGCCAGGCGCAACGCATCGCCAGCCAGCAGGCGCCGGACGGAGCACCATACACGGCGCGCAAACAGCGCAAGAATCTACGGGGCAAAAAGGGAAGAATCAAACGGCGGAAGGCCGCCATGTTTGAGAAGATCCGCACGCAAAAAAATCTCAAGATCGAGCAGGACGAAAACCAGCTATCGGTCGGCTTCTTTGGGCGCGTGGCGCGGATTGCCCGCGTGCATCAGGAGGGATTAACGGACAAGGTCGCAAAGAATGGGCCGGCATATCACTATCCGGCCCGGCCTTTACTTGGTTTCAGTGCGACCGATCAAGCGTTGATTCGAGATTCGTTGTTGCGACACCTGAAAGTCTGACTGACTACAATCAGGCTGCGCCCGTATTGCCAGGCGGCTCGACAGCGATGGGACTAAGCATAATGACGCCATTAGGGTCGACGCTTACCGTGCATCCCTTCACCCGGAAATCGATTAGCTGACCTGTGTGGTTGTAAGCCAATTGCACCTCGCCGCCGCTTCGGAATCGAAGATAGTGCGATGTCGAACCGGCTACGCTATGAATATTGTGCGTTTCAAGGTCAATGATATTTACAATGCCAACAGAACGAATCTCTTCCGCCAACTCGGCGGTCATCGTTCCGTCAACTTCTCGGGCCGTGAGTGATGTTCCACCGGTCATTGTGACGGTTATTCCGCCGTTTTGAAGAATCTCTTTCAATGGACTCATGAGCTTTCGCAAGAGGTTAAATTTCATGGGACTTCCTCATTGGCGAGGGATGACATAGGAGCAATCAGGTTTTCCCATGGGGAAATTCCCTATCGCCGAGTTGCGCAATATTAACAATACAATAACACGATTAATGGTAATTCTATTGTCAAATTGCACACGGAATTACGTCAAAAAAGCTGCGTCACCACGTCCGCATTCCAATTGGTAATAACCAGTTCTTTGCTCACTCCCGGTTGGCCGTGCGTGCTGCCAATGCTGTATTTGATATCCAGCCCCATCATCGTAAAGCCGTCGAACACCCGGCGAATATCGGGATGGTCGTTAATGCTGACCATAACTTTGCCTTTGCAGTTCCGCATGAATTCAGCCATCTGCTCATATTGCTCGATGCCGAAATCCACGCCATAGCCCTCGGTCTGCCAGTACGGCGGGTCGCAATATTGAAAGGTATGGGGCCGGTCGTAGCGCTGCATGCATTCCAGCCACGGCAGGTTTTCGACATAGGTTCCCGCCAGGCGCAAGCGGGCAGCGCGCAGATTGTCTTCGATCCTGGTCAGATCGATGGCCGGCCCTGTCGTGGCAGTGCCGAAGTGTTGCCCTGTGACCTTCCCGCTGAAGGCGTGCTGTTGCAAATAGTAAAATCGGGCGGCGCGCTGGATATCGGTCAAGCTCTCCAGCCGCGCATCCTGCTGCCATTTGAATAGTTGCCGGCTAGTGGTCCACCACTCGAACTGCCGGACGAATTCTTCCATGTGGTGCTGCACGACCCGGTACAGGTTGACCAGTTCGCCGTTGATATCGTTGACGACTTCAGTGCGCGCCTGCACGGGTCGCAGGAAATACAGCGCGGCGCCGCCGCAAAACACCTCGACATAGCATTCATGCGGCGGAAATAGCGGGATGAGTTTATCGGCCAGGCGGCGCTTGCCACCCATCCAGGGAATAATCGGACTTGCTTGCACGGTCTGCTCCATAGTTAGATGCTCGATGGCATGCTGGTACGGGGCGCGTGGCTCTCAGGGTATTCATCGTGCCGCAACGTGGACACTTGATGGACAGGGTGATGTATTCACCTTGTCCGAGTTTTCGGGAACAACTCCCGCAACGGATTTCCTGCATTTGGGTATACCTGCGCGTAAATGGTAGACTTCGCCTTACCTGTACAGGTGGCGCGGTCTTGGCTTTGCTTGCAGCTTCATCTGCTGGCACGGTGGCGTGTTCAATGTTCGCGCATTGCTCACGTCGCCGCGTTCTTTTTTCCAGACCGGCACTTTAGTACGCTACCTCGCAACAAAACACCCGCCAGCAGTTGGTATGCCTCATATCAACCCGCTACCAGGTGCGCCGATTCCGGCAACCCGGCAACATGCAATGCATGACTGCCGACTACTCCGACCTCCTACGTTTAATCCTGAATCTGATCCGATTCGGCACCATTGCCGATATCAATCACGACACCCAGCGCGTGCGCGTCAAGGTCGGCGAGAACGTCACCACATGGCGCCCCTGGATCACTTTTCGCGCCGGCGACGCACAGACCTGGTTTCCGCCGTCGATGGGTGAACAGGTCATCGTGTTGTCGCCTGAAGGCGATTTCGCCAATGCCGCGATCCTGCCGGCGATCTATTCCGATAAATTCAAATCACCGTCGACCAACCCGGCGCACCACACGACCCGTTACGCCGATGGCGCCGTGGTCCAATACGACCGCGACA